TTTTTGCCGCGCCGGGACTTGACGCCCGCACCGCTTGTGTATTATAATAGATAAGTTATAAGAACGAGGTGTTGCGCAGTTGGTAGCGCGCGTGGTTTGGGACCACGAGGCCGCAGGTTCGAGTCCTGTCACCTCGACCACAACAAATGCCGTAGATTCGTTTAAATCTACGGCATTTTCTTTTTCAAGTACACGTTTTAGTACACACTTACCTATTTTCTCTGCAAACTGTGTACCAAATCATTATACACCTCCGGACGTGCTTCTTTCAGCGCATCCATAAACTCATCCAGCACACGCCACACTCGCCCGGTATCGGCCTTTTTTACAATCTCCAAAAATTCACTCATCCTGTAAACGCTCCAATTTCCGCATTACGCCATTATAAACTTTAGGGTTTGCTACATACAAGGCCGACATAAGCTCATCCAGCACGTTCAGCGCTGCTGTGGTGTCTACGTTTGACACAGCCCGTAAAAAGTCACTGCCACCAACAGCAGCCCTTGTAGGCGGCTCTGCCGCTTCGTAGTAGCGCACAGGCTCTTGCAGTTCTGCTTTCTGCGGAGAATGGGACGCATCTGCAAGACGCTGATTTTTCACAACATATAGCGCTGCCAAATTTTTAACTCTGGTCATGGTGAGTTCGCTGTTTTCGATTTCGGCTATAGCGCCGTCAATCTCTCGCACGTCAACCATAGCCCTTACACCTCACTTTAACCGTTTCGCATCGTGTCAATGCAGCGCTGGATGACTTCCCTGTCTTTGCTGTCAGCTCCGCGCATAATATCTTCCATGCGGGAAATCAGTGAATCGCGCCCATCGTCCATGCTGTAGTGCCCGCGCACATAATGGGAACCGCGCCGCGCATAGCTGCTGCCTCGTCCGTAATTGCCGCGCATATTGGCGCTCCAATCACCATCCCGGCTGTAATCTTCATCGCGGCTGTAGCCGTTTTCTTCCAGCATGGTGATCTTGTCGATGTTCTTGATGGTGTCCGTGAGCTTATGCACCGTTTCAAGGTCGCCAGCGCTCATTTCTCCCTTTTTCCCGATTTCGTCAAGCTCACCGCACAGCATATCCTTCAGATCATACAGGGTTTTCATACTCATAATAGTGCTCCTTTCAGCTCACTCTCTCAACCACAAAGTTTGCGTTCGCAAACAAAACGGTTTGTGTGCTTGTATTTTCGGCGGCAACGGTCAGGCAGCAGCCGCGCGGAACTTCAACAAAGGCCGTGACGTAAATATTAAAATAGTTTTCTACTGCTGCCGGTGTCACTGTTGCAGTCGCACTGTTCAGAGGTTCACCGTTGATGGCAAGCGCCGCCGTAATAGCTCCCACTGTGCCACCGGTAGGGATAGCAATGTTTGCGCCAAATCCCAATTTGAAACGAGCTTTGCACTGGTTCGTGATGCCGCGCAGTGTAACGATGCCAGCGCCCTCACGATGCACAATGCAGCTTTTTCCGCAAACTGCCGTTTCGGTAAGCGGCACATTCTGCCCTGCGGCAACGCTCACGATACTGGAATTCGTAAATTCAGCCATAAAATCGATCCTTTCATATAAATATAGCGGCGGGACTATTGCCCCGCCGCCTTTTTTGCAAAATCAGCACGGAGCTGAACAGTTTCCCATTCGGAAACAGTTGCTATTCGGTTTTAGCAGTTGCAGGTGCCGCAGTTCCCATACTGATACGGTGCGGGAACAGGGAAAGCCGGAACAGGGCGGGGGTTGTAGTAAGCAAGCTGCCCGCTCATATAGGCTTTCAGCGTTTCATTCTGCGCAGCCTGACTTGCGGCAAGCTGTGCGGCAAAAAGCTGCTGGTTCTGCTCTGCAATCTTGGCATCCTTTGCCTCGATGCGCTGTGCAGTCAGTGCGTCAAGCACCGCGCGGGCGTTGGCGTTCTGATTCTCGATGATGTCCCGCGTGCCGTTCTGGATAGTCTGGCGAGTGTCGCAAGCCTGCGTAGCGAGGTTATAGTTTACGCCCTGAATCGCTTCGCGGGTCTCGCAGCAGCAATTGGCCTGCTGCATCTGCATGGCATTCAGCTGCTGCATAAATGCCGCCTGCTGATTGGCACGGCTGATTTCAGCCGACATAAAGCCCTGCTGCATAGTATTCTGCACGCCGTTGACAAGCTGCGCCTGCTGGTAGAAACCATCGCACAGGCCGTTGTTCACGACGTCGATTTTGCGTTCGATGTTGGCAAAATCACTGGTGAGAATGTAGCCGTCAACTGCGCCGGTGCTGCCGTTGCCGCCAAAGCCGTTGTTGCCCCAGTTGCCGCCCCATCCGCAGAAAACAAACAGGAACAGGATAATAATCCACCAAGCACCGTCACCGCCAAAGCCCCAGCCGTTGCCATTGCCCGTATTTGCGGGCTGAACAGGCATTGTCATAACAGTGCCGTCCGAAGAAAGACTCATGTTTAACTCCTTTCAAAAGTTGGATGTATTGTTTACCGTGCGCACGGTTTGAACCTACTTCATAAATGTTTGAAACTGTTGTGCCATAGCTTGTAGCTGGTCTAGCTGCTGCTGGCTCATTTTGCCAGATTGCAGAAGCTTTTGAACTTCTTGCTTCGGGTCGCCTTGGAAATTCTGTCGGAACTGCTGAAACTGCTGCATCATTTGCTGGAATTGTCCCATTGCGCCCGGCATTTTGCCCCCGCCAAGAGCGTTAAACAGAGGGTTGCTCATTGTCTGCCTCCTTTTTCTTGCGCGTCAAAGGTTTATCTGCCGCCAGCGCGTCAAAGCGGGCTGTCAACGCGTTGAACTCTTGCCGTGTGACATATTCTTCTTTCGGTTTTTGCGCTGTCTGTGCGGGCTGTTTCTGGCTTGCCGTGCGTTCCGAGTAGTCAAAAACGCGCAATGGCTGCGGCATACCGCTGGCGTCGGTGGCCTTAATGTAAAATGTACTGTTTTCGCTGTCCATCAGCAGCACACTATTCCCCGCCGCCACCATATACGCTTTGGCGCCCTCTTCGCCCTGCACCCAGATAATAGGCGAACTTTGCTGCGCGGGCTGTTGCTGCGGATACGCTGCCTGTCGGAGCTGTGCGAGCTGATCGGGCATGGCCGACGGAATCTGCTGCCCCATTGGATAATAGTTCGGCATATAGCCGGGCTGATACGGTACGCCAAACGCCATAGTCAATCATCCTTTCTGCCAGTAGTACAGCGGCACTTCATCTCCGCTGTCCCATGTATCCAGCCAATCCCCATTCTGCACGCACACAACATGCGTAGCCATTGCCAAAATATACGTGCCGTCCGAGTGGTCTTTTGCAAACTGCGCCACTGTGTAACAATCCGGGCAGCTGTTCGGCAACGTGTAGCGCTTCCAACCACATCGTCGCAGATAACTGCCCCAGACATAGTTTGCAGACGGCATATCATGCAGTTCAAATCCTGCCAGAACCAGCGCCGCATATACAGCCGCCCACGATTGATGCGTTGCGGCTGCAATGGCTCTGACGGTACAATCGCCGACGCGCTTTTCTTCCGGGTTTAGGTTGATTTGCTTGTATGCCATCCGAACCGCTCCTTTTATCTAAATTGTACAAAAAAAGACGGCACAACGTAGGCCAGTAAAGTGCCAACATTGTGCCGTCTTTGGGACAAAATAAAAAAGGCGCGGCCACAAAAGCAGCCGCGCCCTTTAAATCAGCCTATTTTGTTTTTGATGCTGTGTACGCGCCGTTTTACCGTGCGCTCGCTACAATTCAGTTCTGCCGCAATATCAGCATTGCGCCAGCCGCGCCGCCGAAGCTGCAAAACATCCGTTTCTTCATCGGTCAGCAAACCGCCGACAAAATCAAACTTTGGCATGATTACTCATCCTTCTTGTTCTTGCTTTCGGTCTGTGTGCCAAAATAAAAGGCCACAACCATTGTCACAATGGTCATGACCGTGTCAGGCTGTAATTTCTCCCGCAGCGCCAAAGCCGCAAACACTGCAACGACAACCAGCGTCACAATGGTTTTTACCTTGAAAAGCGCGGCAATGTTTTTCAAAAAATCGCCCATTTATATGCACTCCCTTTCAGCCAATCAGATGATTTTGCAAAGCTTCCTTTGCCTTTTGCATCTGGTCAATGTTGTTCCCATCCAGATTGTGGTCAAGCAGGGCAAGCAATGCCTGCATGGTCACATGCTGCCCCTCGTCCATGCGGTCAAGCCGCTGTTTGTCGTTTTTCAAGAATCCCTCCATGGCGTTCACCCGCTCTTCAAGCTTGGTAATGCGTTTGTCCTGGTCGGTCTTCGGCTTTTTTACGGCAGTGATTACTTTGCTGATGGCAACGCCCCCGGCATACAGCCCGGCAGCAGCGCCCGCCGCGTAAATCAAAAACGCCCAGGCCTCCGCAAGTGTAAACGAAAATACATGCTGCATTGGCATCACACCTCCACGTATTTTGCATGATACGCCTTGTCGTTGTCCAGCCCGTACTTCTTGGCGATGAGGTAGAACTCCATCGCCGCAGCGTTCGGCAGCACAACGTGGTCAAGCCAGACCTCCTGATGCGTCTGCGCGGCGGGCTTGTCTTCTTTGATGGCGGCATCGTACCGTGTCAGGTTGAACTGCTTCACGACGGCCAGCAGACTTGCGGTATACGTCGGGCTGGTGGCCCAGCCATCGGCCCGGATGTACTCGCACGCCTTGTTGATGTCGGTACAGCCGACCAGATTGGAATAGCGCGGCATTGTCGTCAGCTTCTTGATGTAGTCCTCTACACAGGCGGCCATCGTATCGTAAGCGCGGAAGCCCGCCGTGATGGTGATGTATTTGCTGCCGTCCCACTCCTTCGTGGCCTTGTTGTACACTCTGCCGCTCCAATTGCTGGCCTTGATGCCGAACAGGTTGTTTGCCTGTACTGCAAGCTCGCTCGTGCCGTAGGCGCTCTCCAAACAGGCTTGTGCAATGCACAGCGACGGCAGAAGATGTGCGTTCAGACAGCGGCTCTGGCACTTCTCGGCCATGACGTCAATGAACGTCTGCTCCTGCGTCTTGGCGGGTGCAGCGTCGGCCACATCTCCCTTCAGGCGCTTCGTGACCTGTGCCGCAATGTCGGGGAACTTGCTCTTGAGATAGGGGCCGGGGCAGGCCGTGGCGGCGTAAAAGCAGTGCATTGTGAGCGAACCGTTCTTGTCGCCGGTGTAGGTCAGCTCCTTGATGCCGTTGCGGCGGCAAATGTCGGTGCAAAGATCGAGCAGGGCGGCATACGCCTTGTCGCTGACGTGCCAGTCCGGTGCGCCGCTGTCGTTCGCCACCTCAATCGTCACCGCCCTGTGGTCGTTCCACGGGCTGGAACTGCACCAAGAACGGTCAGCTTCGTGGCAGAACAGACCGATACGCCCGCTGGATTCGATGGCGTAGTTTGCGCTCATCTGGCGTGATGGCCTGCCGACAAGAGCGCCGAAAGATTCAAGCGTCGTGTTACCAGCCATGTGATGAACGGTAATCTTGCTGATGGGCTGGCTCCGGGGTCGGTTGCAGTTTGGGCTGATGGCCGTGTAAACGGCCAGTGCAGAATCACTCATTCTCGTCTTCTCCTTTTCCGTTAGACAGTTCTTCGTCCATTTCAGGCGACAGAATCATTTCATCCTTCATTGGTTTCACTCTCCTTTTCGTTGGTGTCGTTTTCTTCACCGGTGGTATTTTCAGCGCCGTCAACCTCCGGCACATCCGGCGTCTCCGTAACCTCGTCTGCGCTCTCTCTCGCATCCAGCGCATCATAATACGCCTGCGCCAGCGCTTCCACCTCTGCAATGTCCGCCTCATCCAGCAGGCCATTGTCAAGGTGCGTGTACGCCTTATCGAGCCAAAACGCAACATCGCGTCCTGCTGCAATCTCTCGCTTGATGCTGCGCAGTGTCAAGTCGTGCCGTGCTTTACTCTTGATAGCCATTTTATTACTCCTTTCAGGTTTGCGATGCCACTGCATCTTCCAAATCGATGATCCGCTTAATGGGGTCTGCGCGTCCCGTCACAGTCGCGCTGTCGGCATCGGTCAGCACGGTGTTCGCACCTGCAAGCGCGGGCATGGGCTGTGCGCCGGTTGCGGTGAAGGGCGTTTGAGTTGCCAGCTTGTAGGCCACTTGTACGGGTGTCCCCGCGGCGTACAAGTTGGCAAGGAAAGTCTTAAACGATGCTATGGCTTTTTTGTCATCCGTCGTATCAGGCAACGTATTTGTCGTTACGCAGTAAATTAGATATTTAGACTCCCCAGAATCGGCAAGGCCAACTCCCATGTTCTTTCCACCCCATATATTTTTTTCTTCATTCGACATGGTGCTGCACAGAATTTTATTGATATCACTACCATCATTGGAATAGTCGTTAATATCATAGGTAAAAAAGCCTGTGACATTTGTGTTGTTCTTGTTAACGCCCCACGTGTTCCACTTTTCCGTACCATCCAGCGATACAGATTTCCACGTATCCTGCCCCTCACCGCTCACCGCGTCCACCTCGCCACCGTAGATGGTTGATGGGAGGGTCAGGGTGTTGCTCTGCCCGATGTAGGGTGTGTAAGTGGTGGGGGCGGTGGTGCCAGGCGTGATTTGCAGGTTGGTGCAAGTTCTCTCGCTGTTTTCGTTCAGTCCTGCGTACAAGAGCACCTTCGCTATGTTTCCGGCTTTAATAACCGTGCTGTAACCACCTTCTGTACACAACGTTCCCATTTCCGCGCCAGTGCCATCATAAAAACGAATCTCTCTCAATTTTCCGTTTGAGCACTGACCAGAAAAATATAGTTTCACATTTCTGGGCAGAAGATTCACAGCGTCCATATCGATTTGTGTTGTGATATTCGTATTAAACGTCTGCAAGGTGATTTTATCAAGGCTCCACAGGGTTTCCCCACACCTTGTCACCCTCACGCTGTCACGTCCCTTGATAGGCCGGATGTTTTCCGGTGACGGCGTTCCCGTGCCCTCCTGCATGGGCTCCCACTTCGCTTTCACGCCAAGCGGATAACCCGCCACGGGGTAACACACCACAGGGTTGCCGCTTTCTTCCAGCGGTGGACAGAGCATGTCCACGATGTGCTTGCTGCTCCACGGCTTGTCGCCAATGGTGCTGTCATCGGGCGTTATGTTCTTCACCTGCTGTTTCAGTTCGGCCACCGCCGCCGTGTTAGCCGCCACGTTCTCCACGCTCTCGGCCAGCGTGTCCGCGCTCTGCTTTGCGTTTTCCTCGGATTTCGCCGCAGCCTCGGCACTTCCCGCCGCCGCATCCCGGGCATCCTCCGCGCCCTTCTGGGCGGCCTTGGCATCGTCCCGGGCCTTCTCGGCAGCCGCCTGGGCATCTTGCGCACTCTTGGCCGCCGTCTGCGCAGCAGTCTGTGCCTTTACCGCATCGTCCCTGGCAGCAGCCGCAGCAGCCTGTGCCTCCTGCGCAGCCTGTGCGGCAATCTCCGCCGCCGCCTTACTGGCCGCGGCGTCGCTGGCGCTCTGGCCCGCATAGTTAGCGGCAGCAGCCGCATTCTCCGCCGCCTGCTGTGCAGCTGTAGCATTCTCTCCGGCCAGGTTGGCCGCAGCATTTGCCGTCGCCTTGGATTCCTCCGCCGCCAGTGCGGCCCGGGCAGCCTCCGCCGCCAGCGTGTCCGCTGCGCTCTTACTGGCCGCCGCGGCAGCAGCCGCATTCTCCGCCGCCTGCTGCGCGGTAATAGCCTTATCCAGGGCCGCCTCGGCAGCCCGTTGGGCGGCAAGCGCCGCCTCCGCATACGGCCCGGCCTTGGCAGCATCCGCCGCTGCGGCCTCTGCCGCTTCCTTCGCCGCAGCACTGGCCGCCTGCGCTTCCTCGGCGCGGGCCTTGGCCGCTGCCGCTTCCTCCGCTGCTGCCTCTGCGTCCGCCTTGGCCTGCAAGGCAGCTTCCAGCACCTGCGCCGCCAGCTCGGGCGTCGGCTCTGCATCCGCGCCGCCGTATACGCCCGCTTGCTCAAGGATAAGATAGTCCACGTTACAACTCGCCCGCTGCACGCCGGAGGCCAGCCCGGCCAGCACAAGCACGCCATCCTTGGCCTCCTTCGTCACCTCTGGCGGCACGTCCATGGCATCCCCATCCAGCAGGGCCACGCGCAGCGGCTCTTCCCGCCCGGGGATATGCCACGTTGCGGTGAGATTCAGCCCGTCCCACCCGGCCCCGCGCTCAATCTTGATACTCTCCGTGCCAAAGCTGGAATTAGTCCCCAGCACCAGCTTTCGCGGGGTAGGGGAGTAGTTGTCAAGCCTTAAAGTATGTACCATCATGCACCTCCCAAAAATCAGTAGTAAATCAGCGTGATCTGGCGGTTCACAATGCCGTTGCCGCTCCATTTCATGGTGATGGTGTTTCCGCTGATGTGCAGGTACTCAATATCCGCGCTGTTCGCACTGGCCGCAATGTCGCAGATGCCTACCAGCGTGCCGCCCGTGAACGTGTAGCTCCATGAGCCGGAACCGTCGACCATGCTGATTGTCACCGTCTTCAGCGCCTTTGCGCTCACTCTACCGCCGCCGTCGTGCTTTCCGTCCGGCACCGTCACCGACTCACCCGGTGCAATCGTCGCGCCCCAGTTCCCGCGCCGCGGCACATTGCCGGTGCGCAGGCCCTTCCGGGCAGCGTAAAACGTAGAATTCGCCAGCACATCCGCTTCCGTGGCGGTGGCCTGTGCCAGCTTTCCAGCGCTCAATCCACCGCCGCCGTTAAAATCCAGCCGCGTGCCGTCGTACACGAACGTGATCCAGCGCCCGGTCACAACGCAGTCCCCGTCCGCCGCATCCGCGCCGCAGTACGCAGGCACGGCCACACCGTTGACTGTCCATGTGTCGCCCGCGCTCCACGCGGCGGGGACTTTAAACCGCCCCACCGCGCCCTCACCCGTCAGCGCATACACGCTGCCGCTCTTGCTGCACTCATATTCCTGCACGCAGACATTTAACCCGCCACCAGACGGGTCATACTGCGCCTTTGTCATCATTGCTGTGCCACCGTGCAGTTGCGACAGCTCAGTCTTTACCTTTTCAAGCAACGCGGAAAACTGCGCCTGAATGGTGGTAGTGTCAACGCTAACCCAGTCCGTAACAAGCCCACACACATCGGGGTCAAGCCGTTCGTCCGTGATGCTATCCGCAGAAATGCTGCTTACAGCTGCCGCAACGTAAATACGCGCAAGAGAAATTTGCCGTTTTAAAGTGTTGTTTGTAAGTTCCGTGGCGGTAGGTGCATTATTCGGCGTTCCTTTTAGCACTTCAATACGCGGTTTTTCCGCATAATCCACCGTGTCCCAGCTAACAACGATCCTGTCAATACGTGGCAAAATGGCATCTGGCAACGGGATTGTCAGATGCAACTCGCTTCCAGTCTGTTCTTTTGTATCATTCCAAAAAACTGTGCCGTCCGCTTTGTCGTTCGCCAGCCAGCCCACGCCATCTGAAACGCTTACCGTCATATCGCCGTTTGCGGTAACACTTAAATTGCCATCTGCGCCAAAAACGCCGCTGGAACGCCCATGCAGCCATTTCATCACGTTTTCGGCTCCGATATATTCATCTACGTTATTCGGAAAGTTTTTGATTTCTGCCACTTTATCACCTCAAAACTGTTAAAATCGGGTCGCCAATAACAAGCTTGACGCTTGATCCGTTTGCATCCTGTGAATACTTTGCTGCCGTGATTCTTGCCTTGTACTTTACACCCAGCCGCAATGAAACGCACCAGACCAAATCGCCGACATTATATGCCGTGCCAAGCTCGTCACCGTCAGCGTCAATCGAAAATCCGTTGCGGTTCAAATGACTGCCTAGCTGTAACGCCGCATACTGCTTAACGCGCGTCTGAAACGCAGAGTTTGTCTCTCCATCCTGCTGGCTATCTCCGCTGAAGCTCGCCCACAGTTCGCGCCGTTCTGAATCGCTGGCCGTGCCAGCCTGCACTACAAATTTTGTACCGTCTTTGTACTGCGCTTCACAGTAGCACACATTTTTGTATTCAGAAATGTCCTTGTCAACTATCAGCCCGGGCGCTGTTCCGCGTTCCTGCACAAACAGGACCGCGTCTAATCCCTCTGTACGGTCAACGCCCTTATACAACTCAAACGTTTCTGTTTTGGTTCTGTAGTCCAAAACCATCCGGCTTCCAAGTCCTGCGTCTGCCAAAATCGGCTGTATGCAGTTTAACAGTTCATCCCCGTACACCTCTGTTGCTGTCACGGTTTCTGTCAAGCCTTTTTTCTCTGCCAGCAGTACAGGCAGCCCGCGCAGGTTGTCAGTAATAACGCTGTATACATCCGTTTCCACGTTGGCAATACTGGCAGTTGCCGCAATAACACGCCGGTTTAGCTTATTGTTCAGACTGTACCCGTTCAACGTGATTTCGCTATTATCACAATCGAACTGTATTTCTTCCACCGTATACGAAAGTCTTCGCTCTACAATGTACAAAACAGCATCCAGCTCCACTATCCCGATGTTGTAACCATCCATCGGCAAAACTACCGTAAATTTTCCCACATCGTTATAGTAGTCGCTGAACTCGCTGCTGATGGCGTGGGTAATTTCGTGTCGGTTGTTAAGGTCATGGGAGAACAGCTCTAATCTCATATTACCGTTACACCCGCACTTTCTTCCGCAAACGAAACGCCCATTTCAACGTTTTCAAGCCCACTGTCCGCAGTAGGCTTCCACGCATTATCGCCCGTATGAATTCTGTACAGTGTGCTTTCAAGCGTAAGTGCGCCCCGGCAGTCACCGTCCTTAGAGCTTGTGACCGTTGTTTTCCCGTGCGATGTCTTGATAACGACACGCTCATCTTCCACAAGCGTTTTTTCCAGCCGCAGCACTTCACCTGTCAGCATGTTTTCAATGCCTACGTTTGTTGCCGTCTCGCCAATGCAATTGATTTCCAGCATAAACGGCACATCAAACTGCCCAAAATTCTGCAAAACAATGTATTTCAGCACAATGACTTTGCCGAAATAATACGTTTTGCTGATATTCCATGGGAATTTAAAACCTTTTTGCACGCCGCGCAGCTGCATTGCCTTTCGTTCGCCGCTTTCCCAATACGGGTAGGGGGCAAGCAGGCCAAGCTGGAACGGCGCACCGCGTTTTGATGCGCCAATGGTAGGCGATGCCGTTACAATAACGTCTATGTGCCAGTCTCCGGCATATAACACCCCGGTCAGGTCGGGCCGTACAACGGTCATAAGCGCGTCTTTAAGCGCTTGTGCATTGTCGCCGATAACTTTTCCATTGATGGTAATAGGCCGCGTCTGAATGGCCTTAGATTGCACCGTAGCGCCTACCTGACCGATGCCCTGCGCCGTGTTGGCAGTGACCGAAATTGTATCAATGCCATCCGGCTTGCTGATAAGATAACCATGCGCGTAGTCAAACACGATAGACTGCCCCAGCGAGTTGACGTACTTGAAAGTCTTGCTTAAAAAACTCATAACGCCCACCTCGCCCGCTGAAAATACGCCGCTGTGCTTGCTGCCAGTTCAACCGGCGTCTGCTTTGCCGCGTAAATTGTCTGATTAACTGTAAAGCCGCCCCCGCCGCTATTGCCGCGCCGGTAAGCATCCGCTTCATAGGCAGTCAGCACCATCTCGCCGCGATGCAGATTTGCAACGTAGTTGTTATAGGGGACATAATCCATGCCGCCTGCGTGGCTGCCGTCAAACCCCGTGTTGTTTTTCACATCACTTGCATTGATGACAAAAATGCTCTTGATGCCATCCCACAAGCCCTGCACGAAGCTGACAAGACCACCCCAAACAGCCGCAATGCCGCCCTTGATGCCCTCTACAGCGTTTTGCCCGACCGTAGAGAAGAAACCAAACACACCATCAAAGATGCCCTGAATCGACTCCCACGCGCTCTGAAAGTCACCGGACAACACAGCGTCAATCGTAGAAAACACGCCGGTAATCAAATCAAACACAGTCTGGAAAAAGCTTACCGCAACATTCCAGATGCTTTGAATGATAATCCACGCGCCCTGAAAGAATCCGCTGATAATCGGTGCAAACGGCGTAAAGATGACCACAATTGACTGGAAGATAGCCTGAAAGAATGCGCTTGCCCATGCCCATACAGTCTGTACAAGGCTCCATGCAGCGCTGAACGCTTCACCGATGCTCTGTATGACTGGTGTCAAATCTGTAATAACCTGCGTAACGACCTGCCCGATAACCTGCATAGCCGCTTCCACATAAGGCTGTACAAATGCCACGACTTCCTGAATCTTGGCAGAAATCGCATCCCACGCAGCATTAACGCCGTTTCTAAAATCTTCGTTCTTTGCATACAGCACAGCCAAAATGCCAACCAGTGCGCCAATTGCAACCACAACCAGTGTAATTGGGTTTGCTGCCAAAACCGCATTAAAAGCGGCTTGCGCTTTTGCCGCTGCCGCCTGTGCCAACGTCATAAGGGAAATCTTCCCTGTAAGCAATCCGGCAAGAACTTCGGATGCCTTTAATGTGCCATTGAGCGCACCCTGTGCAATTTCCGTGTCAGAAAGTCCCATGCTGAACAAAGAAACAGCAACCTTGGCTTCGTCAAAAGCCGTTACCATCTTTTGAATTTTCGTCCCGATTTGCCAGCCTTTTACAGCTGCACCAACCGTCACAAGCGCGGGGGCAATTTCTTCAATTACAGGCACGACTTCTTCAACTGCTGTTTTAACATTGTCAAAAATGTCAAGCAGGAACGGAAAGTCAGAGTTTTCAATCGCGCTTGTCAGCCCGGAAATAATTGCATCGCCAAAAAAAGAAAACACATCAGCAACAATGGGCTGCAATTCGCTTGCTACGCTGATTAACCCGCCGAAAAGTGCCTGCAAGCCCTCTTCAATAGTCGGTTCCAGCTCCATAATCACGCCGCTTACATAAGGCGCAAGCTGTGTGACCAGTTCTCTTAAGCCATCAATTAGAGTAGGAACAATCTCTTTGATGCGCGGTATAATGTTATTGCCAGCCGTAATAACGCTGTCAACAAGGTTGTCCACCAAGGCTTGAAAGTCTTGCTCCGGGTCTGCAATTCCGGTCAAAAGATTTTCCCAAGCGCTCTTCATCGACGCTGTACTGCCTTGAATTGTAGTTGCAGCTTCCTTACTGGTCGTTCCCATGATGCCCATGTTGGCCTGCACGACATGAATCGCTTGTACAATGTTCGCATAGGACATACTGTTGGAATCGACCGTTACGCCAAGCTCTTTCTGCGTGTCCGTCATAGCAGCAGCTTCTTTGATAAGCCGCTTCATCTCAGCTTGCGTACCGCCGTAGCCAAGTTTCAGGTTGTCCAGCATCGTGTAGTTCTGCTTCGCAAAGCCGTTGTATGCGTCTTGGATGGACGAGATATTAGTGCCCATCTTGTTCGCGTTATCGGACATATCCGAAATTGCAGTATTTGCCATTTCAGCGGCTTTTCCTGTGTCACCGCCCAAACTTGAAACCAGAGCAGCAGCAAACGATGTTGATGTTTCCATATACTCGTTTGCTGAAAGACCCACATTCTTGTATGCGTCTTTTGCGTAGTTCTCTATGATTCCCGCGCTATCTTTGTACAGAGTTTCCACGCCGCCTACAAGCTGCTCGTAGTCCGCATAGCTGTCCAGCGATGCCTTGCCAATCGACACGGCCATGTTCGCAGCGGTTTTCCCGATTTCCGTAATGCCGTTGGCTACGCTCCGCAAGCCGTCTGAGACAACATTGCCAAGCAACGTGCCGCTGAAAACGTCCATCAAAGACGATGCGCCGCCTTTTGCCTTCTCAACGCCTTTTTCATATTCGTCTGTGTTCAGACTTAATTTTGCATATAAGTTAAAAACGTCCAATCTATCACTCCCTTCTTGAATTTCTGCTTTATCTGCTGTATTCTAAGCAATAGGAGGTGTTTTCTATGGCAAAAGCAAAAAATGCGGTGATCGCCGGTGATTTTATGGGCAAAAAGGTGTCTGTTTCATTTGGCAAAGTCTCTATGGACGTTGGTGGTCTATCAGCACTTGAACTAAACAGCCGTACTGTTGCCGGTTACTCTGTGGTAGATGAAACTCACAAAACATCTATGGCTTCCGGCGTTATGCGCGGCATGGTCGGCGGTGCTTTGTTTGGTGGTGCTGGCATGGTTGCCGGTGCAATGACTGCCAAGCAAAAAGGCGTTTATCAGGTTGTTATACAGCTTATAGATGACCCGCAATGGCGTTACAGCGGCAAGCGCTTCCTGTTGGAAGTTGACGAGCCGACCTATAAAGCCATTATCAAAAATTGTTTCTAAGTTTAGCCGCCCTCTGTTTGGGCGGCTTTTTTCTCTGCTTCTTTCAATCCATGCCGCGCCGCAAAGTCCTTGAAATCTGCTTGCACCTGTTCTGGTGTCCGCGTATCCACTTTGGGCGGGTGGATAATGTCAATATATCTCGCTGGCCTGTCCTTTACGCCTGTCACAGCTACCACAAGGCTCCACGCACTGTCTGTCATGTACACCTTGTAAAGCTGTTCTTCAAAATCAGCTTTTAAAGCGTAAGGCAGCGCCGACACAAGCGCCTTTGCGCTCAGTTTCGGCATTTTTAGTAGTACAGGGATTACTTGTTCTGCCCGCCACCGAGATACGATTTGAAAAAATCAACAAAACCCTTATCGTTCAACAGGTCGTAAACTTGCTTGCAGGTGATAAGGAAATTCTGTTCGCCGATTTCTTCCACCGTCAGGCCGTTGAACGGGGCGAGAATTTCGTACACGTCCTCGCGGTGCTGTTTCAACGCAATGTTCAGCAGCTTAACGATTTTCGCAAGGCCGAAACGCTGCATCGCAATGCGGGTTGTTTCGCCCTTCGGCATAGCTTTCTGCATCTCTTTCACAAGCGCTTCATCATCGATCAGGTTTGTGATGGGCTGCGCGATTTGCAAAACGACTTCCAGCGCTTCGTCAGTGCTAAGTTCCGAAAAAATCCGCATTATGCTTCATCCTCTCCGGCCTTGATATACACCTCGCACGGCACAGTGTCCTGCGCGGTAATGGAGTAGTGCGCCGTGTATTCAAAGCTCATCTGGCCTTTTTCCTTGTCGCCCGTCTGCAAGCTGAAACCGCCGGTAGACAGCGTATTCAGCATGTGAATGGCGCAAAAACCGCCATTCGTAGTGCCGTGCTTGTCTGAATAGTCGCACAGCAGCCACAAATCGGTAAAGTCGCTGTCCTTCAGGTCGTTGCGCGGCGTGATTTTGGAAACTTTGGAAGTGGTTGTTTCATCTGCTGCGCCAAGCATACTTTTTACATTGGCAGGGGATGCCGAAACATAAGTGCCACTGCACTTGACATCCCAAGATTCAATCTGCTTCAGCTCTTTCATGTTCTTGGGGCAGTTGTCGATATCCTCGCCAAAGTCGGTAAAGCTGGGCACAGCCGTAAAGTTGATGCCGCCGGTCGTGGCGCCCAGCAGCGCACTTTCTTCCGGCGCAGTACCGGCAGTCGGGTCAAACGTAGTTGCAAGATACCCGGCGTTCAGAACCAATTCCTTGAACGCCGATTCGGGAATTCTGGTAAACTTCATATTTTCACCTCAATTTAGGCATAAAAATTCGGCGGTCACGTTGATGTACCGCCGTTTTAGGTTTTTGTCTGTGTCATCTGCCAGCGATTGGCAGAACGGGGAGCCGCGTTTTAACCAAATCATGCCGCCATATACCGGCAGCGTCACGCCGCCAATGCCCAGCGCGTCAGAAAGCTCAAGCGCCTTTGCATTGGGCACTGCTTCGCTCGTGGTATGGAACCACATGTTGACCGTTAGCGATACCGCCCCGCCGCCCCATGCGTCAAACACAGCATCATATGTCAGGTATGGGAGTACAGCGTCCTCCGGCACGGCGTTGCTAGGGTATGCGGTCATAAACCGTCCGAAAAACTGCTGTAATGCAGCGCCCTTTGTCATGTAGGCAATCCCTCCCGCAATCGTTCAGCCGTAAAACTTTTTAGGCCGTTCAGCATCGGGGAAGCGCTTGCCGGGGCTTGCTTTTCTTCTGGTCGGCTCGTGACCCGGAAGTATGCCCCGGTCGTCATGTCCTTGTAAACGCTGCCGTACTCAATAGGCACATCTTTCCGAACAATGCCGGTATATACGCTGGTTACGCCCTGCGCTTCGGCCTGCCGTGCTTCAAGGCTGCTGTCCAGTGCAACGTAATTCGCGAACTCTGCGCCCTCTCTCCACTCGGTAGCATAGCCGCCTTCTCCGTCAGGCTTTGTCAGCTTGTCCATGATGATGCAGCTATGCGAAAAATCATCTAAAAGGCTCATAGCTTTCTCCATTTGTTCAGCCGAGAAGCAAACACGCCCTGCCAGCCCGTCACAGAGCCGCCAGAATTGCCGTTTGCGCTCGATTTGGTGTAACTGTACCCGGCAAAGCTCTCGCTTTGAAATGGGCTATTTGCGGCGTTCTCGTACTGCGTGCGCCACGCCTTGATTTCTTCTTCAAGGTGCAGAAATTCGGCAGGCACGGCCATGGCCCAGATAGCCCCGTCAAAGGTTTCATCCCTCAACGAGCAGTTACCGTATTGATACACACCATCGTTCAGAACGCTGCCCACAATGCGGAAATACTGTCCGGCACGCAAAAAAGGGAGCGCAATGCTCCCGCCCTTGATGCTGAACTCGCCCAGATGGACGCCATTCTGTGTGACAAACCAGTTCCGGCACTCCCTCATCAATTCTTCAAGCATTGCACTCCCTCTTTTTTACTGTTCTGCCTTGACAGTTTTTGCGCTCCGGGTTTCTGCGCTCCGGGTTTCTGCGCTCCGGGTTTCTGCGCTCCGGGTTTCTGCGGGCGTAATGGTGGCAACGGCGATACCGTCCAGGTACTCAGCCCACAGCTTCATGCCCATAAGAGCGTACATATCGCCAGTTGCGCGGCTGTAGTCGCCGTCAACATGCACTCCAATCAGGTTTGTTTCGCCCTCGACGGTATAGTTCAGGCCCAGCTTGGCGAAATCGCTGTCGGCGGGGTCGATGTAGTACAGGTCGATGTTCTCAACAGGGACGGCAATAACCTTGTTGCGGGCGATGTACTTTGCGGGCAGCAGGAACAGGGTGGAATAACCCATGAAATTCTGAACATAGGTCAGGCCGAATGCGGTCTGCGTGGTGATTTCCTTGTCGCCCAGATAGCCGTAGAAGTCCAGAATGTTGGCAAAGCCGACAACCTCGGTAACATCACGATCCATGCTGGCGAACTTGTCCAGCACGTTTCCCTTTGCCAGAGCAAGACCCTGCTGCCAAGTGGTAGCAGCTACAGCCAGAGAGCCAGTGTTCAGGAAGGTGTAGAAGTCGCCCAGAACCTTGTTCTGCAGGGCGACAAGGAACGCCTCGTCGGTCTTTTCAACGGCAACATCTGCGCCGTACTTGGCGACTGCCTCAACGGATACGCTCTTAGCATACTTGGCAATCTCAATGTCGCCGTAGGTTTTGGGCTCGACCTTCATCTTGGTCAGCGGAATCTCATCGCCTTCGGCAACGGACGTACCGCCAGCCAGAGTCCCGTCAACAGCGGCCTCATAGGAGACCAGCTTTGTGCCGGGGGCCTTGCGGATGGGGCGCATAATGCCCATGATGGTGCGCAGCGCGTCCCAGTTCTTGCCAAAGCGGGTGACAAAGTCAACCTCGCGGGCGTTGACAGTAATCTGGGCAGCGGTAGTCAGGTTAGTTTTTGCAGCCATATATTGGCTCCTTTCTGTTAATCGTCAGATTCGTTTTGCATGAGGTTCACAAGCGCAGCCTGACGCTCTGCGGTGGACAGTACATAGCGGCCCTTGTCGTCCGTCTTGTAGATGTCCTCCCGCGTCAGGGCCTTGCCGCCATTGTTGGCAGGGGGAGTAGACGTGTCTGCGCCTTTGGTTCTGCTCTTGGTGATGTACTCGCCATAATCGGTCTTGAGGCTCTTTTCAAGTGCAGCTGCGTCTTTGATAGCGCCATTGTCATCCAATTCCAGTTTGTCAAGCAGGCCGTCTCCCTTTGCAAGTCGTGCGACAGAGGAAATCCGTTTTTCAGAAATGCCGATTTTCAGCAGGACGTCTGACAGCGCCTTTTCTTTGGCAGCGGTAGTCTTTTCAGCGGCCACGCTGGTTTTGTAATCCTCAAAAGCTTTGTGCTCGGATTCATACTTCTCCTTGTAACCGTCATCGCCCTTGCCTTTCAGGTCGTCCAGTTCCTTTTGAACGCCGGGAAGTTTTTCCGCATCGGCTTTATAGCGGTCAATGTCCGCTTTCAAACCGTTTACGGTGTCAGTGTGGGCTTCAATAATAGTGTCCTGCTGCTCTTCGGTCAGCCCCATACCTTTCAGCAGCTTGCGAGTAATAGCCATGTTTTCGCTCCTTTTCTTCGGTGTCAGTTCTTCGACATTTGCGTTTTATTCAAAACGGCAGTGCTTCGCCGTTTTTGCGTATAAAAATAGCAACCGCCGAGGAAGTCTCGGTAGTTGCTAGGTAAACTTGCCTCTTACGGTTTCACTTCAACGCTGGGCAGAACATTTGTGTGGAAATACAGCTTGTAATGGTACGGGTCTGTGTGTGTTCCTGTAATGTCCTCGACAACATACATCGTGTAGCTGTTTAGGTAGATGTAATTTTTCCTGTAAGTATTAGGGCCAACCTTTACAGTGCAGACAAGCTCGTTGTTGGAATTGTTGGATATAGACATATACCCCTCGGCTTCCATAATGACCTTGTCTGTTCTGGCGTTGTATACGGTGATTTTTCGTTCACTCTCAAAGTAATCGGCCTGTTTAGAAATATTGGAGTTTGCTCTATCGGCTTCTGAACAGCCACATAAAAGCAAAACTGAGGCCATAACTGCGATTGCGATATAAAGAATCTTTTTCATGTGTTTTCCTCCCAATAAAAAGAGCCGAGAGGCTTATTTGCCTTTCAGCTCTGCTTCGATGATTCTTTTGTACTGTTCGCCGTGCTCGGCAACGGCAGGCTTGATAAAAGGCTTTGCGCGTTGGCCGTGGGTCAGATGCCAATCGCCTTTTGCATCTTGGTACACCCACGGTGTTTGTCTTCCGCCCGGATAGTAAATGCCAGTACCGCACTCAACATACACGCCGTATTTACTGTTTGTGCCAACGTAGGCGGCGCGTTCGCCGTTGTCTGTCACAGTGTGTGTAATGCTGTTGCGTAGGTTTCCTGTATCAACAGGGCATAGCTTTTTAGCGTATCCCTCTGCTACAAGTCCGCATTTTTCGAGTGCTCTTCCAACAGCAGCGTCAAGCGCTTCCAGCACCTCGGCGCTGTGGTCTTCAAACTGTATTTTCACGCTTCAGCTCCTCTTGAATCCAAGGGACATCATCTGGGAGGCGGTTAAGCCCCTTGAGGTATTCAAAAAAATCCCTTACCGCAACCTGTTCCAGTGGACAATTCCAATCGTCAACACGTTCATCGTACGCATGGTCTATTTTATGCTTTTTCAAGTATTCTTGTCTATATTTAATGATGCCTTCTCTATCGGTAGTACTCAATTCCGTATTCACCACACTTTTTTATCAGCGAAACCGCCAAACTCAAAGCTTTTGTATCGGATTTTTCTTCTCCAATGTCATCTGCTGCTTTTGAAGCCGCATTTTTTATAAGAGCTGCATTTATATCACTTTTCTTTTCAACTGAATAAACAGAGCCATCATTCCCAACATCCGTGAGCATCATCATGTATTCTCTATCGGCTATCCTATATACGTCAGACGGAGAAAACGTCAATCCGCTTGGATGATTATGTATCGCAATATACGGTGTTTCAAAGTCAGGAATTTTCACACGCCCATTCTTGTCCTGTGACACATAATCGCTCAACGGCTCCATGTTCATATTGTAGCACCGTGCCACTTCAACTATGCCGCCGCGATTCATTACCTCGCGCAGCAGGTCTTTGTGTGCTTGCTGTAACTTTTTTTGCCCCGCTTCATCTAAAATGCTGCTCGGAAGTGCTTTCACACGTTCTATCGACTTTATTGTAACAGGTTTTGCAAGACCGTTCAAGTCATTCAGCGCTGTTCTTCCAGATTTTTCTTTCCAGCCTGCCCACTCTGCATAGGTCATATCTTCCACAAGCACAGATTCGCCCGTTTCGGGTTCTTTGGCGCGTCTGCCACCGCTGCTTGTATCCTCGCTGTCAACATCTGCAATCTGGGTGCAACGGCAGTTATACACAAGATAGCCCGGTGCAGAAGTGTCGCCGGGATACATAAGCTCATAGCCGTCAACGGTAAACGGTTTGTCAATGTCTACTGTCTGCCCATCTAGGATTCTGTGCTCATGTCTGGTTCTGCCGTCCAGAGTGGAAAGCCAGCGCTTTTTGAGCTTGATGCCCATGTCCCGCGCTGCGCTGTAAGTATCTAGTCGCCCCGCGTTTTGCGCCCCTGTGACCGCCGTCCGTGCCGTTCTGATGGCACTCGCACGGTTCATATCCCGTATACGGCTTTGTAGGTCATCCGCAATCTTGCCAATGCCTTTGCCTTGCAGGATGGAGCTTGTCACGCTGGCTGTGATTTGCTGTTTGCCGTATTTCAAATCAATGCCGCGCTGCAATGCACGCTGCGGCGGATAATACGGCATAAGGTCAGGCTGTTCAACGACCAACCGTCTGACCGTCTGTTCATCCCACAGCGTAAAGTCTGCGCTGTCTGAAACCTGCTCAATCTTGTATGCGGCATAGTTGCGATTGAGCGTGTAAATGCCCGGCGTGGCGTCATTGACGTATGCCACAGCCGTTTCGTTGGCGTTGGTGTATCTTTCTGCCACCTTGTCCCGCAGCGCCGTAAAACGCTTACCTCTGCCCATCTGCACAAGCCGCCATTGCTTGTACTGCTGGTCTGTAATTTCGCCTGCATCCAGCTTTTCTTTCATGGCTGCGTCTCGCTTTTCGAACTGCTCAAAGTAAGCGTTTACCGTGTCTGACAGTTCGTCTGCTGCCTGTTGGTATATAGCAGAAATGCGACGCTCAAGCTGTGCAAGCTCGGCGTCGGTCATTCTGTGGGCATAATCAGGTTTCGCCATTGCCGTTCATTCCTTCTCCCGGCTGGTTCTGCGGCTCGTTAGGTGGCTGGTTGGTAATTGTACGGTCTACCTCCTCTGCCTCCTTTCGCTTCATCAAATCCTCGTACTGGTCTGCGTCACCGAGAATGGTCAGCAGCTTTTTTGTGATGTATTCATCATCGTAGTATTCCGCGCCCAGCATCACGGTCTGCGTTTCTTCCTGCTTGTTGATAATCTGGTTGCGCGTGTATGTTGGCTCGTCATCAATCCCGGCAACCGCCAAAATGCCCTTGATGCAGCGCGTCACGCAGCTTTCAAACTTGTCCGTTTTCAGGTCGAGTGGCACATAACTGGCCTTGATAGCCGTTGCAGTTTGGTTGCCAGCGCTGACAGCCGCAGAATCAAAGGCCTGAAAGTCCTCGTATAGCTTTTTTGTGAGCATATCAATAGTCGCCTGCGTGCCTTGGAACGGAGCTTCGATGCTCTGTGGCGTGGCCTTCGCGCCCTCGTCACCGTCAGCGTGGGCGACATGGGTCGTTTTAAGACGCTCTATGAACCTTGTGTCGTCCTGCTCGTCCATGCCTCCGCAGTTGGTCAGAACCCAGAAAATCAGGTTGCCTTCGTCAACGTTGTTTACCATGTTGGAGCTTGCAAGGTCGAGCGCGTCAATGGTATTCTGTCGCCCCTGTAGCTCGCTGTGGGCCTGCTCGCCGTTTTTCAGCGGGATAATGGGAAATCCCGGATAGTTCTCACCGTCATAAATTTCTGTGCCGTCTGCCTCGCTGGTACGCAGCTTCAGTTTATAGGCGCGTTTCGGCTTGAGAATCGCCATATCATCGCTTTTGGGCTTTAGATACTCTGTGTAACCGTCAAGCTCGTACAGCGTGGCGCGCAGCGGCTTATTGTCTGCCACCTGCCAAAAACGGATTCCGGCTTTAATGGAGCCATCTTCCTCGTCATACAGTGGAACAAATTCCTCTGCTGCGAACACCTGCACATGGTCGAGATTCCAGAACACGAAAGACTGCCCGTCAATCAAAGCATGGCGGGCAGCGTCCATAATATCTTCATCAAACGTCGCACCCAGCGCCTTTTTTGTCTCCGGCTCCTGAAATGAAACGCCGTTGCCAAGCAAATACGAAACTTCTTGGTCTACAACCAAGCCAAAAAACTTGCTTGCGATTTTGTGATTTGCCGTGTACATGTCACGGTGCGCCTTGCCCTGCATGTCGTAGATGATTTTCTCGTATTTGTTGATTGTAGGGTTTTCTCCGTGGTAATACTTGTTTGCGTTCGCTGCAAGGCGTGTGCTATGGTCGGCCTTATACTCATTGATTGCGCCCAGTATGAAACTCATGCGGGCCTTTTCGTCCTCGCCAACCGCTACAAAATCTTGGTATGTTTTCACGTCTTCTCACCGCCTTTACACGAAAATGCTCTTGTATCTGGTTTCGGCGGTGTCTCCCGCCTTGTTCGCTGTGCTTTCCATCGCGTACCGCACCGCATCAATGTGATGGTTGTTCAAATCCGGGTAGCCTTCCAGCACTTCTCCCGTCTTGCCGTCCCGCTCGTATTCATACTCGCTAAATTCCTTTGCTGTGTCCGGGCAACGTTCAGGGTCAATGACAATAGCTTCCAGCATTTGCAACCATTTTGTGCCATACCGAACCGATTTCGGCCCCTTGCGGGCTGGGAACGTCTTTACGCCGTACTTGTTATAGTCCGCAATAGATTTTGGCTCGGCGCTATCCGCGCAGACTTTATCCTCACGCGTCAGCCCTCTATCCAAAAGCAGTTGCGCAGTGTCCCTGTTGCTGGTTCTACGCCGTGTCAGTTCATCGAAGATGTACAGCGTGCGCCGCGCTGCGTCATAGTGCATTGCATTGTATGCCCATGGGTCAGGATACCAGCCCCAGTCAACGCCGCGCTTGATTCTGTCGAATGTTTTCAACTGCTCGTCTGTGATTGGTTGAATTTTCAGGTTTTCGAATACCGCTGTGCCGCTTCCGACAACCTCGCCCAGATACTCGTGTCTGTAGGCCGTTTCGTTTGTGCGCTGCAAGTATTCAGCATCGGCAAGAAACCGTTCTCCGAGCCATTCTGCGGGCGTTGTTTTATAGGTGGAATGATGTATCAGCTTTCCAGACCGCGCTTTCAGAGCGTACCCGTTTGCCCAGTTCCGCGCCATTGCTGGCGGGTTGAAGCTCTTGAATGTAATGAACCAGTCACCGCCGCGCAAGCACGACTGCTCCACATTTCGGATTTGCTCTTCACCGTCAAACTGGTCTAGTTCTTCAAACCAGCAGATGCCGATATAACCAAACGGCACTTTGATTGACTTTACCTTGCCGGGGTCATCAACGCCGAAAAAAAGCACCTTTTGCCCAGTAGGCAAATAGGTGCATTCCATAGGGGAAACCGTGCAGCGAAAATGGTCGTGCAATCCAAGCTCATTGATAGCCCAAACGATTTGCGCATACACGCTTGTGCGCAGTGTGTTTCCGACCTTGCGGAAAACCGCCGCGTGGCATTGCGGATGCTTTAGCAGTTGTAAAATCAGCTCTATGCTGATATAGCTGGATTTGGTAGAGCCGCGCCCACCTTTCGCAAGCAGTTCTTTCACGTTGCCTGCCTTGATTTGCCGGTGCGCTTCAGCAAAGCATGGGGAGACCATAGCCGATAATCTGTTACAGGTCATCTATGATTTGCACCCCGCTGTCTGTCTGTTGTTCAGGCTCGTCTTTCTGCCCCAAATACTGTTTGCCGAGCCAAATTGCCATATTTGCGTTTTTTTGGGCGAGTGCAAATTGATACCGACGCAGAGAGCATTTTCCCTTTCCTCGCTTTTGCTTAAAAACTACGGAAAAACTATCCTTGTATGTCCTTTTGCACCACGCATCAATCGTTTTGTCTGTTACGCCAAAGAAATCGCATATATCTTCTTTTGTACACTGTAACCCGCATAGGTTTTCAAAGTGGTTTTGATCGATCTCTTTTCTCGGGCGTCCTGTTTTTGCCATAAACGCCCTCCTTTTTCTTTTGGCGTTGAATGAATTTCTGCATATCCCTTTTTAAGTACGGGCTGTCTGTCTTTGCGATTATTTTTCGCGCTTCTTTAATTGTCATTTAACAGCACCGCCCTATTCCCCGTCAGGGTTTCCCATCGCTTTACAATCACATCACAGTATCTTGGGTCGGACTCCATTGCATACGCATCCCGACCGTTTTGCTCACACGCAATAACCGTCGTCCCGCTGCCAGCAAACAAATCAAGCACGGCGTCACCGCCTTTAGTGTTGTTTTTGATTTGATAATCGAAAAGCGCCACAGGTTTCATTGTTGGATGCTCTTTATTTTTTGTTGGACGGTCAAATTCCAGCACGGTTGTTTGCTTTCGGTCTGACGCCCACAAATGACCAGCACCAGACTTCCATCCGTAAAGGCACGGCTCATGCTTCCATTGGTAGTCCTGCCTGCCCATTACCATTGCATTTTTTACCCAAATAAGAACCTGCCGGACTTCCCATCCCGCCATCTGGCACGCCATTCTAAAGACATACGCCTTTGAATCGGCGTGCCAGATGTAGAATACAGCCCCCGGCTTCATCACAGAATCAGCAGACGAAAACGCAGATTGCAAAAACGCAATAAACTCATCGTCGCTTTTTGCATCGTTTTCGATTTTAAGCGCGTCCTTGGTTTTCCCAGTATAGTCAACCCCGTAAGGCGGGTCTGTGAGCAACATGTCTGCAAGACGCCCCCCCATAAGAGCGCTTACATCATCGCTTTTTGTGCTGTCGCCGCACATAAGCCTGTGTCTGCCAAGCTGCCAAATGTCACCTTTTTTTGTTATTGGCTCGGATTCCTCATCCACCTCCGGCGCATCGTCTTCTACAACTTCTTCTGTCGCTTCTTCTGGGAGCCCCCAATCAAAATCAAACGCCGACAAATCCAGCTCCGGCAGTTCATCTTTCAGCAGGTCGAAGTCCCAGTCACTCTCGTTGCTTTTGTTATCCACCAGCCGCAGCGCATTTACCTGTTCTGGCGTCAAATCGTCCACACAGACACACGGTACTTCTTTGATTCCCAGCTTTTTTGCAGCCAATGCGCGGCAATGCCCAATCACAATAATGTTGTTTTTGTCCACAACAACCGGCTGCACAAACCCATATTGCTTGATGCTTTCGGCAACATTTTTGATTTGCCTTGCATCGTGCTTTTTTGCGTTGTTTTCGTATGGGTGAATTTCTCCCAGCGATTTCATCACAATTTGCATAATATCCTCCTTTATGCAAAACAAAAAGCCCACACAATTTGTGTAGGCTTATATCCCCCAAAACCCCTTTGCGCCGGAGGAAAAGCGCGTTCCCGCCCAGTCGGTGTATGCTGTGCCGACCTCACCCGTTGCGGGTAGCAAATCCGCAACGCTTTTCGATTTCCTCTATTTATATCCCGCGTAGGAAATCACAACGCGGAATCCAACCCGTTTTATATCCCGTCTGCTGGTTTACGGTTTCTGCTTTGATAAATTGTTTCCGGCGATGCGTAACTGCGTCAGTAACGTAGTCCGCACAAGCAGATGCCGGGCGGTTTTTTAGATATCACCGCAAAACGACCCGCCCTTCTCCGCTTTCGTAATCGGTGTGCATCGGGTATGCGCCCTCTTGTTCTAGGCTGTGCATCGTCGCTGATTCCGATGTGTCAGGTTATCTATCGCGTTTCCTGCGCAGGGCTTGCACCTGTGGGAATGACCCAGCGTTTCTACCAGATGAGCAATGCTTGCCCTTGACCGGACTTGAACCGGCACACCAAGGCTCTTGCCATTGAGCTACAAGGGCATGTGCGGCTTGCCGTTTGCACGACCATTGTCATCATTTGTGAGGTATGCCGCGCACTCTCACACAGACAGGTTGCGACCCTGCCCTCTGGTACTGCACACAGGTCTTGCGCCTTTGCCACGCCGTAGCTTGCGGAACGCAGCGCCCTTATTCTTTGTGGATAGAATCGGCTATGCAGCATATAAAATGCCGGTCTTTCCCGGCTGCCAGCTATGAATAGGAGAATTGAAATGGTAAAGAAAAGAGATTTTAGCTATGCCGTAGGCTGTCCAGTTCCTACATCATCCAGCATATCTATGTTACCACTTGACAACGTCCCCACAGTTACCCTTTTTTCTTGTCCAAAAGCCAAAAAAATTTTCTTCTGCTTTCGTAAAACTGCCGTCTGCCGCAATACACAGGCTGGTATTCGTAAGCCGTTCCCTCTGTTACGTTTTTCAACAGAGCGCACCAGTTTAAAGGGTCTGCTTCTCTTGCCGCGTCCTCAATAATTCGGACATCTGTGCTTAACTTTAGCGCTCTGTCCGCCTTTCTAGCTGTTGGGTCTGACTTTCCGTTTCCGTGCGGCAAACCGTCATTTGAAACCGCATCAAGCTCTCTTGCACTAGCAATTTCCAACCGCATTTCAGCGTATCTTTTGCAAAAATGTTTTAATTCAAGGTATCGTTCTTTTGAAATTCCATATTCATCTAGGTTGAGCGGTCTTTCTCTCATTTTTGCTCCTTTCTTCCATTTTCATGCAGCGCGGCAGCGTGCAAATATTGTCATTCTTCCACTCGCATGTCGCGCAAAGATGTTTGCGGGCTAGAAGTCATTTTAGAAGCCTCCTTATGATTCTATAACATGCGATGCCGATACGGGTTGCGACCAGCAGCGGCCAGAAAATAAGGACAATAACGTTGTCTGCGCCGTCTACGGTGTCCATTCGGTCTGTGTGGTTGATGTACAGGACGGCGAGCAAGCCGCACAGGTCGTAAACGCAGACTGCGGCGATAACTAGGATAATTGTCATGGGGTCACCTCCGGGGGGTGTAGATCGGCAGTTCTGTCCATGTTGTAACACCTGTTTAATTCAAGCATAATGTTCTCCGTTGTATATAACCAGCATAGACGGAAAAGGCGCTGGTGGATACCTGTTTCCGTTATCGTCCTCAAAACGCAGTCTTCCGCGCAGAAAACGGATTTCAGCTTTTCCGTACACATAATCGTGGAAATATGACGTATCAGTTCTCGCGGGTATCAATAGGACTATTTTTGTCCCGCTCCGCGATTCTTCGTAGGCTTTGCGCACCCATAGACCAATCATTCTGCCGTATGGAGGATTGCAAAACACACTTCCTGATTCAACGCTCCACGGCATTTTCAGACCATCTGTTTCCGGCGTGTAAAACCGATTGCACTTTGCGCTTTTCTCGGTTGCCGCTGCATCCAGAACGAAATGAAATTCCTCGTTTAACTTGTCAAAAAAGTCCTGCGGTGTGCAGTAATCCATTTTTTTGCTGCTTAAAAGTGCGTCGTTCATTTTGTGTTCTTCCTTTCAGCCGGCGGTCTGTCTTTAACGCTTACCCAGTTAGTCATCTGCGTTCACCATCCTTTTGCCGCAGTGCGGGCAAAAATTATAAGCAGCGAAAGAAATTGCATTACAGGCTGAACATACAACATTTGTGCTTCCGCCGCTATCGCTTATCCAATGCGCAGTAGGCCGCAGGGATTCTGGGTCGATGGTCGGCATAATGTCAATATCACCAGTTCCAACAGCGTAAACTCGCCGCATTCTGGCGTATCACGAAACATTACCTTTACGCATCGTTTTTTAAGCGCATGAGCGTTAATCAACCGCACCGGTTCTTTCGGCTGGCTTGCGCCCGGAATCGGGCAGCCTATTGTTGTGCTCATTCTGATAACTCCTCTACATAGGCCATACTCTGGCGCAGATTGAGCGATTTTGGATTGAGAATACAAGCCGGGGCGACGGCCCCTCCGTAGAGCGCACTGCTGTTGCCAAACAAACCACCCTCGCTTACACCGCGAACGCCGTTCGCGACGCCCATGTCAGAATCCTTATCGCCGCAGTACCAAGGCGTGGCAGTCCAAATCCAACTGTCGTTGTGCGGGATGTAATCCCGATACTTTCGGTATTCGTCACAAGTAAGGATGAAAACATCGTCATGTACAGTGCCATAAGCCATATCGCCGTTGTCGGCGACAAGGTCAACGGTATGTGACAGCAAACTTTTTTTCTCAAAAACAGCGTTTGCCATATCAGATAGAATCCCCCGCACATTACTTGTGCGGTAGTTATTCGAGTTGCCCCTTTCATCGGCAAATTTATTACTTGGGTAAAACTGTACGTCTTCTGCCCACGGTTCAGCCATAATGGCCAGCACGCCGCCGTCAGGGTGGTTCGGGTCAAGGCAGACCCACTCAAAGTTTTTGAACATGAAGTGCTCGCCGGGGCGCAGGGTTGTGATGTTAGTCATTGTCGGGTACCTCCTCGTTCCAGTAGTCGTCACGGCACTTATCACAACGGCAAGTGATACTCAAATAACCGTACTTGGCGCATCGAAATGGTTTCAAGGTGCTGTCTAATGAGCAAGGCAACAAACGAGTGATGGTTTTTAAATACGCATTCGGAAACACCTTCAAGACCTCACTCTGGCGTGTCTTGATGGGGTGGTCTTTCGCCCATTGCTCGACAATCTGAACCATCTTTTGAACGCTTTCAATGTTATAGCAGCTCATTATGGTAGCCGTGTTTACATCGCAGGCATGACCTATTAGGGGGCAGTCCTTACAATCTTCTTGCGCTTCACATAATCTGTTTATTTCTTTGAAAAATTTAACTGCGTCCATAGTCTCACTCCTTATCCAGTCCGCGGGCTACATACTGCCCATAGGTCAGGCCCATGGCGTCGGCTTCGCGGACACATTGCTCAATTGGTTTTATGGTTTTCTTCAGTCAGGGATGCGCGGCGGGTTTCTTGCCTTTTTTCAAAACACCTGCATCCCTGCGGCGCTGGTAGGACGCCTGCGCGCTTTTGATATTGCGCTTGCGGATGCAGGAATCGCAATAGCGCTTTGTGGGCTGTACATTCCACATGATTTTCCCGCAGGCCTTGCAGAATTTTGTTGTGGTCATAGCGGCTCCTTAGTGCCATGTCGCTTGCCGCTTTCAACCGCCCAATGGCGATCTTCTCCGGGTCACCGCTTGTCGGCAGGGTCACAAGGCCCCAATCTTCTTTGCTCACAGTGCTATCTCCTTTACTTTCGCGTAGTACTTTTCGCTGTACCAGATGTCCGGCAGGTTTGGATTTTGGGTGTAACCTGCGGTGCGCAAGGCGGCTTCGGCGCTCCAACGTGTTGGATACAGGCGCTTGGAGTGTGTGATGTCGCCGGTAGAGCGGGAATAGGTGATAATTTCATACTTTGACATTCAGCGTCAGCGCCTCTTTCTGGTTGATTTCTCCTCGCTGCATTTTTTGAAAAAGCGGCGTGTCAAAGTGCAGGCATTCATGGCAGGCGCGGGCGAAAAGAACCTCGAAGGATTCGATTTTCTTCGGCATGAACTGCGCGGATGCCTTGCGGATTTCGGCAACGGTGGGCGGGAAGGTCATAGTCTCGGCCAGATGGGCGGCGGCGCTTTTAGCGGCCGCAAACGGAACATCCTTCAGCGCGGATGCCCATGCTTTTGTCATTTCCTCTGGCTCGCTGCCGCGCATGATATTGCGCCACCAGTTCGAGCAGGTGAGCAGCAGCATGGCGGTTTCATGTTCAGTCATCGGGGATCACTCCTTTCGCAATGGCGCGGAGCTTATCGAGGGCAGATGCGGCGGCGTCCGGTTGCCGGGGGGCAGGGCGCGTGGGCTTCGCTCGTTCCTTCTCGGCGAGGTAGGCATCGACGGTATATATACCCTGCTGCTCGCAGCGGTCAAGGATTTTGGAGATATAGCTCCACCGGCGCGCGTTATTGGTAGCCGCTTCGTCGATGACCTGACAGATAAGCGATGCCGGAAATTTCAGCAGGGCGGTGCTTATAGCGTCGGCAACTGCACGGGGGACAGAGCCGCAGTTCTGCTCATAGCGCTGGATGCAGGCGGCGAGGTCTGGCGAATAGATCGCGCTTTGCGCGGGCGCGGCAGCAGTAGCAGGAATATCTTTATCTTTATCCTTGTTCTTGTCTTTATCTTTAGGGGGATTGGAGCGGGTTGCGGTGGGTTGTGCGGGGTTGCTTGGGGTTGATTGGGATTGACGTTCTTTTAGCGTCTGCGATTTTTTCTCGTTTTTCTGCGTATCGCGGTCAATCTGGTCTATAAGCATGGGGAGGATGAACCGTTCATTGCCACTGGAGTGTCCGTCAATCGCCAAACCGTTGCTGTATTCCAGCAAGGCAGTCCATATCCGGCCTCTCTCAGCATCTCCGAAGGGTTCAAGTGCTTTTAGCCAGCTGTTGTAGCAGAAAAAGCCTTTCCTTTCCATCCGCTACCCCTCCATGTAATACTCCGCGACACGGCAAAGGCGGCCATAGCGGTTGCGGCGGGTGACCATGCGGGAGGCAAGGCGGCTGCACCCGAAATCTTCCAGAGCGTCCAGAGCGGTAAGTGTGCCGCCGGATTCCAGCACGGCTAAAATCTGGTCTATCTGGGAGGGGATGCGCTCTTTCTTTTCTTTCTCGTCATTCATGGCAGCACCTCAGAACGGTAGATCGCCGTCATCCTCAATGAGGGCGTAGTCTGCATCGGGTTCGCCCTGCGACAGCTGCAAGGTGGCTGCGGGACGCTGCGCGGCGTTCTGCGTGGCGGGGCTGGTACTTTCCTTACTGCCACAGAAATTCACGTTCTGAGCAACGATTTCAACGGCTGTGCGGTTCTGACCGTTCTTGTCCTGATAGCTGCGCGTCTGCAAGCGACCATCAATGGCAATGAGGGAGCCTTTGGGAAAGTACTTGCAAACAAATTCTGCGGTCTTGCCCCATGCGGTGACATCGAGCCAGTTAGTCTGGTTCTGGCCGCTGGCATCCTTATAACCGGAATCGTTGGCAATGCGGAACGAACAGACGGACTTGCCGCTGTTCGTGGTTTTGAGCTCCGGCGATGCGGCGAGTCTTCCGATGATAGCAACAACATTCAACATAGATTAGTCCTCCGTAATATCGAGATAGTTTTTGTAAAAGCGGCGGCGAAAGTCAGACACCGTCCAGTGGTAGTAGGCCATTGCCCGATACTGCCCCAATCTGTGATAGTAATCTTGTTTTTCGCCGCTTTTGTGAATAGCGGCGTGGCATTGCGGGCAGACGTTGATCCAAAGACCGAATTGTTTGGACTTGCTGCGCAAAGCCCCGCCGTAAATCTCGTGCCGGGCGGTGTCTCCAAAGCGGTGGCAGTGATAACAGCGGAACGATTCATGTACGAACAGCGACGGCGCGTAGCCGTTCTTGTCAAGCTTCACGCCGAATTCATTGCGGGTCTGCATCGTCTGTCAGTCCTTTCAACTTTGAAATTTCTTCCGGGGTCATGGTGGGGATGCCCTGCTGCTGGCATTCCTGCACGATCAGGTCAATGAGGCGGTGCATCTGGGTGCTATCGAACACTGACGAGCCGTACCAGCATTGCAGGTTGTAGAAAGTCCCCTGCGGGGTGGTCATTTCATCGAGCTTATGGACCTGCCAGCCCTCGCCCTTGCTCTCCCAGCCGTTTTTGAATGCCTTTGCAGCATCGGCGCGGATGGTGACAAGGGCTGAACTACCGCCGATGTCGCGTATCAAATCACGGTAGATGTCCAGCACAGGACGGTTAATTTTAGCGGCAAGCTGGTTCATAAGCGCCCATGCGTAAGCGTTGGCCGAGAGGCTGCGCTTTTGTGATGCCGTGCCGATGACGGCGGCAAGGGGCTTGCCCTCGTCAATGACGGCGCGGGCTTTATCGCAGTCGGTGGGGGAACATTCCAGCGTAATTGTGTTGCCGATAACAACTGCGGTCTTGATGGCTATTTGCTGCTTCATTTCCTGTGTTCAAACTCCTTTGCAACGCTGCGCCAATCATCATCGGTGAAGTCCTTAAACAACTTACCAATAAAGGTTTTTGCTTCTGTTTGAACCGTTTTGTTATCCTTCCCGGTTCGCTGTGCATATCCTTTCAGCGCAGTTGTTGCCATGTCCTTTACAACCTGTGCGGTAACTTCTGGCGCTGTTGTGACAGGCTGCGGCTCTTCTTCATAGCGCTCTTTAAATTCATCTGCTTCGCTATCGGAATAGATGCCGTCAAACGCAAGTTTACAGATTTTCAAAACAACACGGTCAAACAAGCGTTTGTATGCCATTGCGTAAGGGTAAGCGTTCTTACAGTTCTGCGCAGATGCTTCGCCAACTTCGTAAAGTCCCTGCTGCTTGTTGGCGTAGGTGAATACAAGAGAGTTCCCATATCCAGATTTATCAACGGATACGCAATCCGGGTTGAATTTGTCTTTTTCCGGCATGTTATCGTTAATCTTCAAGCAGGCGTTGTGGCTGATAATCAAGCCGGTGTACATCATTTTCCCGGTTTTGGTCTCGTTCATTAAAATCCAGAAATCAGATTCTTTTAGGTACGGTCTATCGTTGATGGCCTTTAATGCTTTGTCGCGGCTTGCAATGTATTTTGCGCTTTGGATAACGGGGACCTCTTGACGGGATTTAAGCGAATACTCCGATTTTTTTTCGTTAAACATCAGATTGCTTCTCCTTCCTTGTCCTCTGTCGTTAGGTGGATGCGGTAGCAGCTGGCGGGCGGCAGGGCCGTGTCCGGCTTGCGGGTTTTTAGGTCATAGTAGTAGACCGGAATGCCGTCTGCCAGAAAATAGGTGCTGTTCAGGCCGTATTCATGTTTTGCGAAAAGCGGTACAAATGCGCCGATGCTCTCGGAATAGATGCGGCGGGCAGCTTGCACGGCGTTGAAATAGCAAGCGCTGATGCCCTTTCCAGTGGGGATGAACTCGGCAAGATGCCGGCCCTTCAAAAGTGCGTGCGCCTGTTTCAGGGCGCTGATGTCGTCAATGGTCATTTTAGTAGTCCTCCATACAGCGGCAATCTTCCCAGGGGTCGTCCTCTTGGACATCTTCACCGGGGAAGTCGCCGGGGTTGTAGCACATATCACAGCCGATGATTTCCGTGCCGATCAGGTAAATTGCTTCGCATTCCTCGCCACATACAGGGCAGCGGGGGCGGCGGGGCTCGGCAGGTGGGAAGGGGTTATCTTGATGCCCCCAAAAGCTGGTCATTCGTCGGACTCCTGATTTTCTTCCTCATCAGAAAAATGCAGCTCCATCAAGTCGGCGATTGCAAGGTACTCTTTGGCGTATTTGCTGTCGCCGTGGGTTTTCTTGACGATCTCGCGGAACTGCGCTAAATCACCATAAAAGCAACCACACTGTACGCGGAGAATTTTATCCTCGCAGCGGAAAAATGTGGTCGCGCGGAAATATCGACCGAAGCCTGCAACGACGGCAAAGTCTGCATTGCCGGAGACATGCGCATCGCCGTAGAAACTCGCATCGCCGTAGACACGCGCATCGCCGGAGACCTGCGCATCGCCGTAGACACTCGCATCGCCGGAGACATGCGCATTGCCGAAGGCACACGCATTGCCGGAGACCTGCGCATCGCCGTAGACACGCGCATCGCCGAAGACCCACGCATCGCCGGAGACCTGCGCATTGCCGGAGACCCACGAGCTGCCATCGTTGGAGAGGTTTTCTTCCTTTTCCACATATCCTCCCATGTCGCCAGCGCTTACGGTGCCGAAAGAGGAAAGAGCCTTAATACGGAACAGCTTATGCCCGGAAGCGTCTGTTATAAATTCATCGGTCAGTTCAAATTTCTTCATGGCTGGATGCCTCCTTGAAATACAGCCCGCACAGCAGATTCAACGCCAGCAGGGCGGCGATGGTGGTTGGGATGTTGAGAGAACCGAGCGCAGCCAGCAGCAGCACCAAATCTGCGGTGATTGCCAGCTTGACGGCGGCGCGTTTCAGTGATAGAATACAGTTAGAGCTTTTTGCGATGCTCTGTTTTTTTGCCGTTCCGGTGGTGGTGCACCGGGGCGGCGTTTTTGTTTTGGTCATCATTCTTTGATTTCCTCCCATTCAAAGCGGCCCTTGCCGCTGTTTCTCCACTGCCCAAGACCGAGCTTTGCGCCGTAGTCGAGGCACTCACGAACCATGTCTTCAAGCTTAGGGTCGAGACATTCGATTTCAAACTCTGCTGTTGCACCTGCGGGAACGCTCTCCGACTTTGCGATGCTGACGCGTTCGCCCATCGGGGTTTGTGCCCGCAGGGGGCGCTCGCAAAAATCAACCTTCATGCCGTGCAGGTCGTAGGGAATCTCGCGCGGGGTTACGAAGATGAGTCCATCAATAGCCTGCTTGTACGCCTTGATCGCCGCGCAAGCCTTGCCGCCTGCATAGCCAGCCTTGCCCGCTTTGGCAAGCATTTTGCAGCTGTCCTTGAACATACCCTTTACCTGATAGTCGTACAGGAACGGCGTTCCGTCAGCGGTTTTGGGAAATACCGTAATGCGGTCTTCGGCGTTCTGGGCCTTGATATTGTCCACTTCTTCGGCGGTAAGGTCGCCGGTGGGGGCCTTGCTGGAAATGTAGGTGGCGAGAAGTTCTTCATTGCTGGGGCTGCTGCCCAAAACTTCTTCCAAAAGAGTGATTTTTACTTTCATGGTGGTTGTCTCCTTTTTTAATAAAATCGGTTGCTTTTCGGTGCCTATGCCAGTCTACGCAATGCCTATGCGATGCGGTGCTCCGCCATGCCGTTGCGGTGCCATTCGTCGCGTGGCCTCGCCATTACATTGCCAATCAGAGCAAGCAGCACAAGGCTTTTCCACTGCTAATCAAATCGGTGCCTCCGCAAAACCTTTCCGAGCTATGCCGTCGCGCTGCCATTCTTTGCCAAGCCTTAGCTTAGTCATGCTTAGCCTTCGCGTCGAATTGCAGCACCCTGCCTCTGCCTTGCGCAGCTATTCCGAGCTATGCCTTTGCTGTGCTATGTACTTCCATTGCAATGCATAGCTATTCCTTATCATTGCCTTGCACATCTATGCCGATGCGACGGTTTGCGTAACGCCGCGCCGCGGGGAGGCGCATAGCCTCTGCGAAACGACGCGCAGCTTCGCTTTGCCCCTGCTTATCGTTGCCATGCCGCTGCCACGCCACGCCGAGCAAATCCATAGCTAAACAAGGATTGCACGGAGTTCTGCAAGCACGTTGTCGATGTGCTCTTCACGGGTAGGCATAGCGGCAGAAGATTTGCGCACATCCGCCACCGGGTAATACGTTGCAAATTCGTCAAGCGTGATGCCCAGCGCGGCACATACTTTGCTGACCTCCGGCCAGCGCCAATCATTGGCGCCGTTGATGCGGTTTGACATCTGCGTTTTGGACAAGCCGCAAACATCTGCAAGGCGCTGTTTGTTGTAGCCCCTGCTTTTTATAAGAGCTGTAAAAGCAAGGTTTGTCATGGCGTTCACTCCTTTCTTTCTGCGATCAGTTCACTTACAGCCGCCTCCATCTTTCTAGTTATCGGCTAGCAAGTAATCAATCGGCACGCCGAAATAGTCAGCCACTTTCTTTAGCGTCGTGATGCTGGGGCCGTAAGGCGATTTCTCCCACTTGCCAAGTGCGCCGTTTGAGATTCCGGCGCGTTCCTCAAGGATTGTGCGAGAAATATTGTTTTTTCGGCACAGCGCATCAATTTTCGAAATATTCACCTAGCAAAAGCTCCTTTCTAGTTGACTATTGCTAGAAAATATGCTACTATGAACTTGCGAGATTTATAACAGCATATTTTTAGCTAGTCCGCTGAATTTTAGGGGGCTTGGTTCTTTGTTGCCCTCTACGCTGTCTATTATACTAGCATTTATGCTAGATGTAAATAGTTTTCTAGCATTTTCTAGCGAATTAGCAATATGCACAAAGAAATGGTGTGGTTTGTGTGCGATACGTGGAAAAAGCCAAGAAAATAGCAAAGAAAAAAGGAATTGCCTTCACGCATATTAGTACAGAGCTTGGGAAAAGTCGTGGCTATTTGTCTGAAATGCTAGCAAACGGGCGCGATTTGCCAGAGCATATGCTAGTCGATGTTGCTAGTTTGCTAGGAGTTACCGTTGCCGATCTGACCGGGGATTCCGAAAACGAAGAAAAGCCCACCGCACAAGGCGATGGGCTAATATCTAGTTTGCCGCAAGATGTACAAAAAATTATTTCTCTTTGCCGAGAGAACCCTCAACTTGCAAACGCTCTATTAAATCTTGCGCAGCAGTTACAAAATCGGTCATCTGATCAGGCGTAAAGGTTGAAACGATTTCAATAAGCTTTTCTGTGTCCGTCATTGCTGATTCCTCCCAAAAAAATGTAAAGGTGGTTCTATTATGTCTAAAAAGCAAATCGTACGATGGGTAATTGCTGTTTTGTGCATTTTGTTTGTTCCTGTATGCGGCAGCCCAATTTCCGTTGTTTTACTTATTGGCGCGGCAATCACCGTTGCGCCTGTCGAAGCAATTCAGCAGCACTTAAAAAAGCCATTAAACATTATTATCCCTGTAGTTTTCTTTGTAGCCGCTGTAATGGCCGCACCCAATACAACAAGCCAAAAAACTGAAGAGCCTGCGCCCACAGCAACGCCAGAAGCAACCGCTACCCCGGAGCCTACGCCGGAAATCACCGCAACGCCAGAGCCTACCGAAGAACCATTACAGGAAACCAGCGATAGCACCGATAACAGCGACATGAAGTTTTTTGCCGCAATTGTTGAGTATGCTGCTTCTCAATCTTACGCAGAGGATAAATACAAAGTTGAATATGATGATAGCGGCATAACCCTTTCTGTGTGGGGTGACAACCTTGCAATGGGGGCAGCGCTTGCGTCCTCTGGTGATGAAAACGCAAAGAAAGAATGGGAATCCAACGTTGTTGACCCCTTTGTTGAATTAAACAAACAGCTTGTAGAACAGGCAAAACAAAATGGGTTAGACGATGCCGTTATTATGACCAATGTTCTTAATGATGCAAATTTGGACAACACATTACTTAGTGTTCTTAACGGAACTGTTATTTATGACTGTGTAAGCGATTCGTAAGCCATTGATTGTATTTTACACAACTACTGGTTGTATTTCAACAATTTCACAAAAATACTCATTTGTCAAGTCTTTGCTGTCCTATATATCGGATTTTCAGCACTTGACAACCACTTTTTTGCCGCTTTCTCCCATGATGGGACGGCGGCTTGTTTACCAGCTTTTCCATTTTCAATCGCTCCTTTGCAAAAATTGTACTGCATTCACAATATGTTTTTTGTCGGAGGATGTAAATAACCAAAAAAGAAACTGCGATACACGACTGATTGTTGACATTTGCATCGGGTCTGTCGGGTTTATCCGCTACTAAACAAAAAAGCCCCTGCCGGTGTTCGTACCACCGACAAGGGCAAAGAGCCGTCAACATAAAAAGTTGACGGCATTATTATAACACACACAAAAAGGAGCCGCAATATGAAAAGGACAAATACCGCGAAATGGATTGAAAGCGCCGGGCGTTGGCAAATCAACGTGCAGAAGGACGGAGTGCGCAAGACATTTACCAGCGCCAAGCCGGGCCGCACAGGCCAGAGGGAAGCTAACAAAAAAGCAGATGAATGGCTTGACATAGGCGTAAAGACGGAACGGATTAAGGTTTCTGACGCATGGGAACAGTTGCTGCAGCAGAAAAAACTTGTGTCTGATGCAGAATACAAAAACATGGCATCGTTTGGTCGCTCCCATTTGCTGCCAGCCATCGGGATCAAGTCGATAAAAGCCGTTACGGAACAGGATTTCCAAAAAATTATAGATTATGCGTTTCGCCATCCACAGGGGAACAGCAAAGAGCCCTTATCCAAAAAGACGTTACAAAACTATGCCAGCTACTGCAAGCAGTTTGTGAATTTTTGCCGAAAATCGAAATGGACAACGCTTGAGCTTGAGGAGTTACAGATTCCGGCAGCGTCCAGAAAAAAAGGAAAGAACGTGCTGACAGTTGAAGCGCTGAACACGCTGTTAAAAGTAGATACGACCATCATGCGCGGAAAATCTGTGCATGATGAATACATAAATTATTATAGGTTCCAAGTGCTAACAGGCATGCGGCCCGGTGAAATGCGGGGGCTGCGATGGGAAGACGTTGACGGGAATCTGTGCAGACTGAAGCAGGCTATCAATGCGCACGGTCAAATCACGCAGGGAAAAAACGAAAACGCATTGCGCACGGTAGTGCTATCCAGACGCGCAATGGACGTGTTGGAAGCTCAGAAAGCCGTGACTGGAAAGCAGACGTACATCTTCCCCATGGCATCCATGCACACCTACTACCACCGCTGGCAGCGCTATCAGCGCTCTAATGACATGCCGGAGCTGAGTCTTTACGAATTGCGCCACACGTTTGTGAGTATCGCGAAGGAGTTACCGACTGGCGAGTTAAAGCAGTTAGTCGGGCATAGCGAGGATATGGACACCTACGGCACATACTCTCACTACATCGCTGGAGATGACGAACGGACAGCCCAAAACCTACAAGAAATATTTGATAGATTGGTGGACTAA